TGCATAGGCATTTCAGCTCCTACCATACGTAAGAATCCTGATAATGTTCTATTACCATATCTTTCTACTTCTTGTTCGTAGATCTCTGGTAAATACTGTTTTGCAAATGTTCCACCACCTGAAGCGGAATCAAATGTTAAATAACTTCCTGGATTAGGAGTTTGAGTCTGACTTGGTATAAGTGTACCAAATGCTGGAGAAGGCGTTATTACTGCCATAATTTTTTAGTTTAATGTTAAAATTTTCTTGTTTGTATTCTCAATTTTGAAGAATCAACACCGTTAATTGCTTTAACACGTAACCCATTAACAAATATTTCACCAGAACTTGTTTGCCTTGGCTCAGTAGAGATGTTATTAGATTTTGCAACAACTTCTTTTATCGCATCGGCTTTACCCTGCTCGTAAAAATGTTTTGCAATTGTGTCTGCGTTTTCAGCGGCATACATGGCTTTATGATACCCTTTTAAATCTACAACATCTCCTTTATCATTTAAGAACTTCTTAACTAGGTTAGTTATGTTTGATTGTTTATCTGCTACAGCTTCTTTATTAGCAACACCATACCTAAAATTCTTTTCGCCAATATTGAAATCAAAACCTTTGAAATCTTGGTTAAATAAATTTTTAGTATCTTGTTTGAATTTAGAATGCTGCAACTCCACTGATTGTTGCTCTTCTTTGTAGCGGTTGAAAAAGTCATTTGCTTTTTGTTGGTCTTGCGTAATACCAGGTCTCAACTTGATTTCCTCGTAATATTTACTTTTAAGCCCGTCTAAAAAGGTTCTTGCTTTTGCAACCTCTTCTTTGAAAGCGAGTTTCTTTTTACGGATGTCTCGCTCTTCATCCAACTCTTCATCATATTCAAAGTTGTCTTCCATAAGGAATTCAATCTCTTCATTATCTAAATGTGGACGTGTTTTTTTATAATATTCCTTTAATAAGGTTTCATTATTTACATTTGAATAATCAGCATTAAGTCTAACGTAATCATTAATATCTCCTCCAGTTTCTTCCATAAAAGAAATAAGTTTCTCTATGTTTTCTGGCAAAGGTTTTCCTGAATACTCAGACGCTCTTATTGCGTCATTAGCTTCTTGCGTTAAATTAGCTGCTTCTTGTTCAATTTCTTCTTCTGTAATTTCGTTTATTACAGTTATTTCTTCTTCTTGACCGGCAATGATTTTAGGTTCTTGGTTTCCTTGGACCACTTCTTGCAGTCCCACTTCGGATCCTTGGCTGACCAACAAGCTTTCATTTGCGATTTGCTCTTGAAGGGCATCTTTTGATTCTGTTTCGTTAGCGATAAATACTTTTGTTACTTCAGGTTCTTTTGCTACAATAGGTTCATCCTCTTTAATAGTAACCTTTGTAATCTGATCTATTTTATTTAATTTCCTTGGGGTTTGCTTTTTTATTTTAAATTCCCCCTCTTGTGTAATTGCTTCTGACATGATATAATATTATAAAATTAATTAGTAAAATTTATTTTGGTTCAAACTGTGCTAAATCAAATCCACCCATATTATCAAAACCAGCGGATTCGAAATCTTTGGGCATTGTTTTATTTTGTCTTTGATCTATTAACTCTGATTGCTGCGTAGCGTTTGTTTTTAATCTATTATCTTTACGATCCTCAATAGTGTTGAGTTTTGATTGTTGTGCTTGAGCATTAATCTGGGCTAGCTGCATTTGGTATTTAAACTCTTCAGCCATCAACAACTTTTTAAGGTTAGCTTCATATTCCATCTTTTGAATTTCAAATTGACTTTTTGCTTGCATCTTTTGAATTTCAGTTTGAGCTAATGCTTGTTGTTTTTGCATCTCCGCTAATGCCGCAGCTTCTGCAGTTTGAGAATTTGCTTGGGCTTGGGCTTGTATATTTGCTTGTTGGTTAGCTTGATCTCTTTCTTGTTTCTTTCTTCTTTTATATTTTAAAGATTGATTTGCAAGTTTTAAATTATTAATCTCTCTTAAATCAATAGCGTCTTCAAGATCAATACCCCCCGTTTGTAAAGCAACTTGTATATTCTGTTCTAATTGGGCTCTTTCTTCTTCGTCTGGTTCTAACTCTAAGAATATGCCGAAATCATGAATATCAAGGTTTTGCAATTCTTCTAACGTTCTAACATTTGAAACAGAAATACTTTGTATTAAAGCATTTGCTGTTAAAGGGAATTTTAATGAATCACCTACTCTTTTTGATATATTTTCACATAATCTTAATGTTATGTATAAACTAGCGTCTAATATATGTCTTGTAGCTACATTAGAATTTGCTGCAGCTAATTTTTGTAAGCCTACTAATGAGTTAGAATCCGGCATTGAACCATCTCTTGCTTCATTAAGTCCGGTTACATCGCGAATCATTTGTAAATAATACTGGTATGTATTTATTAATGATGAAATTTTAGCATTACCAGACGATGTTTGTAATTCCTGAATAGGCACTTTGCCAGGGTTTCCTGATCCATCTTGTGTCATAGATCTACCAACAATACTACCAGTTTGGAAATACATATTTAAAGCTTCAGCTGGATTGTAATTTGTTCCATTACCTAAATCAACTTCGGCTAATCCGTCAACATCAACAAAAACACCATCAGGAACCATTCTAGCAAGTACCTGTTGCAGTTTTAAATGTGTTATTTGGATCATATCCGCAAAAGAAGTAATTCTACTTACTATAGATTCAATTCTTCCTTTATAGAAGCGTGGTGCGCAAATAGCATAATTCATATCTACTTTAGTAGTATCAGCTAATGGCCTTGTCATGTTCTCAGCTAATTGCCACTTAAGCATTTTCTTATGCCCAAGTATTTTTGCTCCAGAATAAAGTACCTCAATGCTTCTAGATACCACATTAAAGTTGTCGCTAGGCGGTGGATTAAAACCGTCTGTTTTAATTAATGCTTTTTCTAGTCCTTGATCTGTTTGTTTTATTTTAAATACTTGGTTTGAATATGTTTTGTATTCAAAGTATAAGACTTGTATTGTGGTTGTATCGTAATTTTGATTTGCGTAAGTACGGGTATAATCATTTGTACCTGGAAATTTCTCTATTTCTAGTAACTCCTCTTCTGTTAAATTAGGAAATTCTTTTTTTAATTCCTCTAAGCTAATAGATTTTACTTCACCAACATAATACATGTCATTGAAATTAGGATCCTCTGTGTAAGAGTAAACTAAATTAGCAGGATCAACATAATCAATTGTGATACCATTTGATCCATTCCAGTTTGTTTTCGCACAAGCAATTCCTAATACTGTTAAATCGTAATTTAATCGCTTAGTCACTTGATCATATTTGTTTTTATTCAAAACATAATTAATAACTTCTTCCTCTGCGATTTCAACAGCCTGCTTATAATTTAATTGAAGATGTATTTCTAATTCTTCGTTATCAGCCGGTAAACTTTCTGGATTAGGCGTGCTATATAAGTTTGCACCTAATTTTTCCTGAATATCATTTAACAACTCTTTTGCATTCATATCCCGCAAAATAGCAGCAGTGTAACTTGTCTTCTGCGCTACAGATTGAGGATCTTGCGCAAATGTTTTTATTTTAAATAATTTATTAGACATACCATTAACAACTATATCCACAAATTTTGGAATAATTGGTATTGGCTTCCAATCTAAATTCAAATAAGATAAGTCACCGTTTATAGATAATTCATCTTTATATTTTTGTATGCTTTGTTCACCTCTAGCGTATAATCTTAAATTATGGAAAGTTTGCCAGTTGGTACTCCATCTGTCATTTCCAAGGCTAGTTCTATTACCTCTAAACCATTCACCTTCTATGGCTAAACCTACCGCATAACCATAGTCTAATGTTTGTTTTTCTTCATCTGGTACTACCTGACTAGGGAAAGAGCTATTCGTATTAGTATAAATCATCTATTATATTATTTGTGAACTATAACCTCGGTTATTATATTTTTTGAAATTTAATTCTACTTTTTCTTTTTTGTATGTAGTCGATGGCGAATATAAATGTTTATTACATGCCATTATAGCAAATCCAGAACTTATTGTTGCGTCATGCTTTGTTCTATTATTTATATTAAATCTAGACCAATCATTTAATGTTTTTTGAAAATACATATCACCATACCCACTTTCTTTATATCCAACGTAATCTTCTATATAAGTTTCAATAGCTGATGCATGCGCTTGTATAATATCTTGACCTGCTGATGGAATACCACCGATTTCTTTTTCAGTTGGTGATAAATTGTTCCAAGCTTTGTCCGGTCTATTCATTGAGAACGGTCTATAACCTCTTCTTTTTAAATAGTATAACAATCTAGCTTTGTTATTCTCTGCTAGTATTGGCATGCCGTAAAAAACTAAAGCCATTAAAACCTCTTCAAAAAATATCTCCGATGTCTGCGGTCTAGCTATATACTCTAAAAAGAAATGACTTGGCGGAACATCTTCCATTGAAAATTTAGTTAATCCATGTAATGATCCATTCGATCCTCTTACATCAACTGTTCCTGATATATCGTAACTATCACATCCAAATGCACCTAAATGCTCATTCCCTGGATATTTAAGTCCATCCTTTATTATTACACGGTTTTGGAGATGTTTAGGTGGAACCCAAGATATTAAGAACCTCCCGTCTTTATTTGGGTAGAATGCAACCTTAGAGTCTTGTATTCCGTTCTCCCATTGAAAGCTGCCTCTTGTCAATACCGATGAGTTTCGTAGATCATCATTATAATCTATTTGCTCATATATTTTTGTAAGATTAAACAAAGATTGTTTTGCTTCATCTCTAAATGCGTGCTGCTCTGTTCTTGGAAACTGACGGTAGTATTCATTTAAACCGTCTTGATCTTGTTTTAAACCATCAACTTCATTTTGCCAATGTTCTATAACCCCATACTCTATGTAGCTACCATCTATACCTTTAATTGGTTTTTCTGGTGTATCGAATACAGGTATCCCATAAGAATCAATGAATCCCTCGTACGACCATTCCATAGGTATGAACAAACTATATAATCCTGAGCTAGTCTGTCCATTGCGGTTTCTGCGGGTAACATCTGAATCATTATATAATCTTTTAAAGTTTTCTCCCCCTTTGTCTAAAGAGTTTGAGGTTGAACCCATCATACACTTACCAATAACTCTACTACCTAATCT